TCCTTCGCGGCCAGCTTGCCCTCAAACTCCAGGTCGGCCTTGACCTTGTCGGCCTCGTCGGAAAGCCGACGGAGTTCCGCGGTCTGGTCTTCCGAACGCTCGGCCACGCCGGCCAGCTCGTTCATCCGCGCGGCGACTGCCGCGGCCCGGTCCTGAAGACGCTTGAGGTTGCTCGCCATGATTGGCCTTGCTCCTGGTTGAGCCGGCCAATCGCGAAGGTGCGGCGGCCGGCGGGTGGTTTGCCCGCAAGCGCGCCGCGAAATGAATCCTCAAGTCGCTCGCACTGCTCCCTGCGAAATCCTTCGCAGGGCGTATATCTTGATTTGTAGGGTACGGACTACTTGCCGTGCAAGTGAGTCCGCAGCATCGTTGCCTTGAGCGATGCGATCTTCGACCGAACGTCGTTCATCGACGGCGACGGAGCGGCCGGCTCGAGCGACTCTTCGTCGATGTCTCGCTCTTCGTCAATCGCCGGAAGATCACGCTCGCCTTCGAGTTCCTTGACCTTGCGGGCCGACCAGTTCTTGGCGGCGTTTCCGCCCCACAAGAGCCACGCCACAAAGCCGGGCTTCTCCTCGCCGGCCTTGTCCCAGCCGGGGGACTTGCTCGCCGACTCGTGCCGCGCGAACCAGGCGTTCATCTCGCGAACCCAGTCCTCGTTCATCTCCTCGCGGCGGGCTAGGCGGTTCGCGCGGGCCACCGTCTCCGGCTTCAGGCCGTCGCCCGACTTGCCTTCCTCGTGGAGTTTCAACCCCCGGCGAGCCGCCGAGGCCATTCCGGCCGTAGGTTTGAGACTGACGGCGGCACGTTCCTCATCGCCGGCTGGCGGCGGCGGAACAGGCTCCGCAGGAGTTTCGACCACAGGGCTATCCGCTCGCTGCTCATCGGCAGGCTCCTCGGCCTTGGTGTTCTCGGCGAGGGCCATTTCGATGGCCCGCTTGCTGACGTAGGTTTCGGTGGCGAGATAGGCGGGGGTGTCGACGGGGCCGGCGTCCCCGAGGAACGAGAACTTCTTGATCCGGCGGATCATTCGGCCATTGGCGTCGCGGGTCCAGGACTCGTCCGCTGCGCGGGTACGGAACGCGAAGCTTGAGCCGCGGCAGTCTCCTCTTTCGATGAGTTCGACGACGGCGGCGGCCGACTTCGGCGGGTCGATTTCATACCGCAGGCCGCGTTCGTCGACCATCAGGCGCATCGTGCCGCTTGATGTCCGTCCGATGACCTGGGTGTGGTTGTATTTTCCGAAGACGTCGGGATTCGACCGCATGACGTCGTCGAATGCGCCACGCTCGATGATCTCGACGAAGCCGCCGAGGTCTTGGCTTTCCGACTCAAAGACGGCGGCGTAGCCGCGAATGACCGTGCGGCCATTCTGGTCTGCCTTGACCTCAAGCCCCGGCAAGTCGCCGATCAGGCGTCGCTCAAGTTCGCACGATCCGTCCATGACTTCGTCGCCTCCTCATACGGCCTGCCGGAGCGGTGACACTCCAGGAGGCGGTTTCTCGTCTCTTCCATCCACGCAAGCACGAACGCCTCGATGTCGCGGCCAGTGGCCTTGGCGGCGTCCAGCAGTTCGGTCTTCATTCGCTGCTCGTGGGCCTCGAGCCACGCCTGCAACTTCCCCGGCTTGTTGCGGCGCTCGAGAATCCCGTCGGCCTCGACGGCCGCGAGCCGCCGGAGCGTCGTGCGGAAGAGCACCTCGGCCGCGGAGCGGTCGCTGGTGGCGGCGTCCGCAGGCGTCGGCCCGTCGTTGCCGTCGGTGGCCTCCTGCTCGTCGGCGTCATCGTCCATGCTGTCATCGCCGGAGGCGTCCGTCGCCGGCTCGCCGGGCGCACCCGTCGGATTCTCGACGGTGAAGGCGTCCAGGAGTTGCATATTCACCTGGACGAACCGCTTGTTGCCGAGGCCGTCGGGGAGCGGGTTGTAGCCGATCTGGCCGCGGATTTCGTCGACACTCAAGCAGCCCATGTTGAACATCTCTCGCAGGAACTGCGAGCGGGCCTGGTAGTCGCCGGCCATGAGCGCCGACATATCGAACTCGACGAAGTAGTTGGCCGAGTCCGCGATCAGGTCGCGACGGACGGCAAACTGCCACCGCCGGCAGTGCGGGATGAGCGAGAACGTCGCGAAGTCGATGGCCGACTGTTCGACGGAGTTGTAGCGGACGTTGCTCAAATCGCCGAGGAGATGTAACGGCACGCGATAGCCGCGCGAGATTTCTTCCACGGCATAGCGGCGCGTGGCGATAAGCTCCGCGTGCTGGTTGTTGACGGGGTCGTTCTTCTTGTGGAAGCCGAATGGCATGACCACGGTGGAGAACGCTTTGGTAGGGCCGCGGTGAGCGTCGTCCCACTGGCTCTTGAAGTTCCGCAGGGCGTCCGGCTTGAACGGCTGGTCGGTTTCGATATACGTCCCCGTCTGGGCGCCGTTGCCAAAGAACGCGCTCGAGTGCAGTTCCGTCGCCCTGGCGAGGGCGATGGCGTCCTTGGCGAGCGAGATCGGGATGTAGCCGGTGACGCCGTCGCTCGAGAGCCAGCGGAGGTGGAAAATCTGATCCTGCCGGTACTTCTTCGGCTCGGCCTGCATCGGCTCGGTGTATTGGTACTGGAGCCGGCCGTTCTCGAGCCGGACGATCTTCATCCGGCTGGCGTGCAGGGGGATCAGTTGGTCGACGGCCCCGCGGCGGCCGGGCTTGATGAGGGAGTAGGCGTTGCCCCAGAGGAGCAACTGGCTCATCATCCACTCCCGCCACTCGAAACTCGTCATCCAGTCATTCGGCTGGTAGGCGAGGACTTCCTGGAGCGGCTGGTCTTCGGCGATTTCCTTGCCTCCACCCGGCAGGCGCCGGTAGAGGTTGAAGGGCATCGACGCGATGCTTTCGGATAGGACTCTTACGCAGCAAAGTACCGCGCTGCACTGAAGGCTGCTCTCGGGGCTGATCGTGACGCCGGCCGTCGTCTTGTTGTTCTCGACGATTTCCTCGAAGACGCGGGAGAGGCTGGATCGCAACTCCAGGATGTCGCCGATGTTTTCGTCGTCGAAGTCAGGCATCGCTTAGAACACCACCAGTTTCGGGTCTTCCTCGGGGCCGTGGGTTTCGCCGCTGGCGAGGCCCAAGGCCATGATCAAGGCCACGGCGGCGTCGATCCTTGCGGTCGCGTGAGAGTGTTGTTTTGTAGGCTTGACGTTCCCGGCGTCATCGACGCGGCACTGCATATTGCTCAAGTGGAGGGCGATCGCCTTGTTGTCACCGAGTCGGAGCCGGCCTCCAAGCGCCAGCGCCTCAAGCAACTTCGTCGGCGCTGACAAACTGGCGTAGCCCTGTCCGTAGGGCTTGACGTCAATCCCTTCAGCGACCAACTGGGTCGTGATATGCGTGGCATTCCAGCGATCAATAGCCACGGCGCGGACTGCGTTCTTCTCGCAAAACGAGAGGACGTAGTTCCGAACCGCGTCAAAATCGACAAGATCGCCTTCTGTTAGTGTAACGAATCCATCCTTGGCCCATTGCCGATACGGCGCTTCCGGCTTGTCGGCGTTCTCCTCTGGGATGAAGAGATGCGCGTGAACGTCGACCGATCCGTCATCGTCTTGCCAGACGGCGACGAACGCCGTGGTGTCGGTGTTACTCGACAGGTCAAGGCCACAGTAGGCGATGCGGTCACCGATGGGCCTGGTGGGATTCAGGCACTTGTCGATGGTGCCGGTGCGGAAGTAGCGGTTTGCCCCGTTTGACACCCACTGGTTCAGGTACAGCGTCCTGAACTTGATCTCCTGGACGACGCTCTCGCGGGCGAGCGACGCCTCGCGTTCCATGAACTCCTTCCGTACGGTCGTGCCGTAGTTCGGCTGGGCAATGCGCCAAGTAGCCTCGTCGAACGGGTCGGCATCGTCGGGGGCCGCAAATATGCACGGCAGGAACGTCGGATCGTCGATCAGGCCGTCCCTGACCTTCAAGGCCCGCTGCCACTCGTCATAGCAGGGGCCGACGCGATCCATGCCGGCCGTGGTCACATAGATGACGAGCGGCTCGGCTCGCGCACCCATACCCGATTCCAGCACATCGACCAGATCCCGGCTGGTCTGGACATGGTATTCGTCCACCACCACCAGGCTCGGGTTGTAGCCGTGCTTGCCCTTGTGCTCGCTGGAAAGGAACTGAATCGTGCTCTGCTTGTGCGGGATGACGATGGAGTTCTTGTAGATTTTGCACCGCTTCAGCAGGCCGGGGCAGGATTCGATGTACCTCGAGCACGCCGTAAACAGGAGGCTCGCCTGCTTCCGATCCCCGGCAGCGATGAGAATCTGGCCGCCGGCCTCGCCGAAGAACCCCTCGTAGGCGCCGATGACGGCACACATGGCAGTCTTGCCCATCTTCCGCGGCAAAGCCAGCAGGCTCCGCTGGTACTGCCTCCGGCCGTCCGGCCGCTTCGTGTTGAAGAGGCGGTCGAGGTACTCGTCCTGCCAAGGCTCCGGCACGAAAGGCTGCCCCGTAAAAGGGCTTTCTGTGTGCTTGAGGAGCCTAGCAAACTCGCGAATATCAACCCGTCGCCGTGTCATCAAACATTGCGTCCACTGGGTCGTTGACGACCTTCACGGCGCCGTACCCCAGGCGGGTGCGGTCGGCCGGGGTCAGCCCCAGGACGGTTTCCAACTGCCGCAACTGCTCGTGGCAATGGTTGCTCTGGGCCTGCCAGCGGCTCGGCCGGCTGAACCGCAGAGAGCCGTCGGGGGCCAGAACCTCGACCCAGCCGGAATCGGCTTTCGCGAGGTGTTTCTCGGCCTCTTGCCACTTATCCCAGACGATCGCGTAGCGGGCGATCACCTGCTGGTCGGACTGGGCCAGGGTGCCCATATCCAGCGTGAACTGGCAGACTTGGCGAAACATCGTCTTCGCCGAATCACGCATCCACTCCGGCGGCTCGGGCAGAACGTCCACCTTGGTGCCAAGCTCCTCGCGCGTCTCGGCCTGTCGCGAGCCACGCATTTTGAGTATGTGCTTCGGTAGTGGTGCCGGACCTTTCGCCATGCCCCTAAGTCTAGGCGAACAGCCTAGACGGCCGCAAAGGAGTGGCGGGGAGCGAATTGGCTGTACTCTGGCAAACACGCTCGACGGTA